TAAATCCGATTTTAATGAATAATTTCCATTATCTAATACTTCTGGAGCAATATACATTCGACTTCCAACTACATCCTTATTTACATCATATAATTTTGTAGCTAAACCAAAATCAGTTATTTTAATATTATCATCTTCATTTACTAAAATGTTATTTAACTTTAAATCTCTGTGAATAATATTATTTTTATGAATATAATTTAATCCATCACAAATCTCAATAACTATTTTTATTTTATCATCATATGATAACACATTATTCTCAATATACTCTTTTAAATCACATTTACATAACTCCATCTGAATAAATATAAACTTATCATATATACTCTCATCATACTCGTATTCACTTGACTGGTTATTTAAATTCTCAACATTTAACTTGTCAAAAGGTAATAACTCTAAATTAATACTCTTAATCCTCTTTAACTTATTACTTATCTTCTTTGATTCAATCCAAGAACTATAATACCTTATAATATTATTATGATTTAATTTAGCCATAGATCTTATCTCTTCTAATTTTTCTAAATAATATTCATCTAATCCAATTTTTTTTACTGCATAGTATTGATCATCCATCGCATTATAAACTTTATAAACATTAGAGAAAGATCCATTACCAATTAAAGTTTGATTTTGATAATTATTGAAAATAGATAATGATTTTTTTTCCATAGTTTTAGGTAACTCATTTATTAATAAATTGTTAATTTCTTTCTTTATTGATAAAACGCTCTCATTAATTTCTGTATCTATTAAATTAGATTTTTTTAATTTATTTAAAATATTAAATCTAATTTGGTCATAATCAAATTTATAATTATAAGTATATAGTTCTAATATTGTATCAATTAATGCTATAATCAAGTTATCTTTTACTTCATTTTTATTAGATATAACATTCATAATATATATAATAAATTTTTTTTTAAATATTAATTATATATATATATATGCTATATAATTATATAAAATTTTTGAATATATTAAATGGTGGTAACACAAAAAAATTATGGAGTACAATGAATCATAATGGTGTATTATTTCCAGATGAATATGAATTTAAAAATATAAAATTAATACATAAAGATAAAGAGATTACATTAAATAAAGAAGCGGAGGAGGCAGCCTTATTTTATGCTAAATTTTTAAATACAGAGTATATTAAAAATTCTAGATTTAATAAAAATTTTTTTAAGGATTTCAGTAAATTATTAGATAAGGATTTAAATATAAATAATTTAGATGAATTAAATTTTAAAAATTTCGAAAATTATTTAATTAAAGAGAAAGATGAAAAACTTAATTTATCGAAAGATGAAAAAGAGCTTATTAAAAATGAGCAAAAGAAAAAAGAAGAAAAATTTTTATTTGCAGAAATTGATGGTAAAAAACAACCTGTAGGTAATTTTAGAATTGAACCTCCTGGTCTTTTTATGGGTCGTGGGTGTCATCCATTAGCTGGACGTATCAAAAAACGTATTTATCCTGAAGATATAACAATAAATATTGGTAAGGGAGAGAAAATACCTGAAACAGGTTTTAAAGATAGAATGTGGAAAGAGGTAATTCATGATAATACGGTAATTTGGTTAGCATCATGGAAAGAAAAAATTACAGATAAAATGAAGTATGTTAGACTAAGTGATAAATCAGATTTTAAATCTAAAAGTGATAAAGATAAATTTGATTTAGCAAGAAAACTTAAAAAAAACTTGTCAGATATTAGAAAAATTAATAATGATAATTTAATTAATAATGATATTAAAATAAAACAATTAGCTACAGCACTTTTCTTTATAGAAAACTTAGCGTTGAGAGTTGGTAATGAAAAAGGTTCTGATGAAGCAGATACTGTTGGTGTATCATCATTAAGAGTTGAACACATAGAATTATTACCAAATAATATTATCAAATTAGATTTTTTAGGTAAAGATTCTGTAAGATATACAAAAAAAATGGAAATTATTGATTCAGTTTACCAAAATTTAGAATTATTTATTAATGGTAAAAATAAAAAAGATGATTTATTTGATAAAATAACACCAGTTGATATAAATGGATATTTACAAAATATGATGAAAGGATTAACATCAAAAGTATTCAGAACTATGAACGCTAGTAAATTATTTCAAAAAGAATTAAATAAAATAACTTCTAAATTTGAAAAATATGAAGAAGCTGATAAAATTAATTTTTTATTAGATGAGTTTAACAAAGCTAATGCAAAAATAGCTTTATTATGTAATCATCAAAAAAATATTAATAAAAATTTCAAAGAAGGTATTGATAAATATAATACTAAAATTAAAGAGTACAAAAAGAAAAAAAAATTATTAGAAGAAAAAAAAATAGAATACAAGAGTAAAGGAAAGGATACTAAAAAAATTAAAGAACAAATTAATAAATTAGAATCAAAAATTAAATTAGCTAAATCAAAAAAAGAATTAAAAATGGATTTAAAAAACGTATCACTTAGTACATCTAAGGTTAATTATATCGATCCTAGAATTATTGTTGCATTTTGTAAGAAACATAATATTGATATTAAAAATGTATATACATCAGCTTTACAAGATAAATTTGGATGGGCGATGGAGGTCGATGAAAATTTTAATTTTTAAATTACAATATTCAATTTTATATTTCATATATATATATAATATGGCAGAATACTTCAAAATTGATTTACCTGATAAACATAAAGATATAATTCAACAAATTAAAATAGATAAAGGTTATGATCCATTCAGTGCTTTTCATTCTCCTTGGACATCTTTTAATGGTAATGCATATGAATATATATATCAAAGTATCTTAGATGTAAGTTCTAAAAATTCAATTGAATTAGCTAAAGAGGCTGCTAAAATTATAAATAAAATATTAGAACTAGCTATAGAAAAATTAAGTAAAAATATGAATATTAAAAAATTTAATAAATTAATTTGGTTAAGATATAGAACTGAAACTAAAACATATGATGAACCTAGATGGCATAGAGATGGTAATTATTATTTAGATAATATGAAAGCAGAAGACTTGAAGAATCAGAAGAAAATAATAATTTCATTAATAGGTCCTGGAACATTGATATTAAATTGTGATAAAAATAATAATAAAAAGCTTATAAATAAATTAAAAGAGTTAAACGAAAAATATCCAAGAGTTGATAAGAATGGTTTCAATTTAAAAAATGCTAAAATATTAAATAATAAAATAGTTAAAGATGTAGAATCTTGTCAAATTAAAAAATTAGAAAATTTTGATGGTGTAATTTATAATATAGGTAATAAACAAGATTCATGTATTCATTCTGAACCTAAATTTGATAAACCAAGATTATTTTTAGGATTAGTGCTTAATGAAATTTAAATTTAATTTTATTAAAAAATTATTTAATAAAATTTAATCTTCATTTAATGTAACTAAATTCATCATTTCAAAAGTCATATCTGATCTATTTTTTAGATCATTTCTTGCTTCAGCAATTTTATCAATTATATTTTGTTTTTGTTCTTCAATTGTTTCAAATGCATCACCTAATTTAATTCCTATATTTCTAAATTTAGATAAGTTTTCTACTGCATCATTTAATAAATTAATGTCATTTTTTAAATTATGTAAACATAAACTATAAAAATCAAGATAATTACTTATATCTTTTGAATTATCATCTGGATTAATTTTATGATCTAAATTAAATAATAATTCTGATTTTAATTTAGTTTCATTTTCGAAATCATTAATTTTGTTTGAGAAATCACTAATTTGATTATCTAACATAGTTGTATCTATTTGTAATCCTCTATATTTCCATGATGTAATATCACTTTTAATTTCTTTTAATGAATCAATATCTTTATTTATATTAATAAGATTTTCTTTTATTGTTTCTAAATATTTATCTGAGTCTTTAATATATTGATCTATATTATTTTTATTATTATTTTCAATTCTAATTGTTTTTTCAACTAATTCAGTACCTAATTTAATTTCTTTTAATTCTCCATTGAACTTAAATTCACCTTTTTTATTTAGAGCTCCAATAGTAACACCATTACAAGGTTTTCTAAAGGTGATATTATCAACAGTATCACAATGACCATTTAAATATAAAGATCCTTTTTTTGTATTATTATTTATACAAAAAGCAACATGATTCCATTCATTACTAATAATTTTACTTTTGTTAGATATACTTTTCCAAGTTTTACCATTACCAATACCAATTGATAATGATGAGCCTACAATTTGAACAAACCATCCAGGAAATGGACCATTCTCCTCTCTACTGCTATTATTAAATCTAGATGCAATCATTATTGTGTGTCTAGGTTTATCTTCGCTCGCTTTGAATTTAAACTCTCCTGCTATTAAATTATGATTTTGATAATTATATGTATAATAATTTATTCCATTACTTATATCATCTTTATTAAAATTTATATTTTTTATTTCTATTTCTTTTTCCATCTATATTATGATGATAAAAAAATTAAAATGTTACTTATATTTTTATAAATAATAAATATTATCCATTTTTAAATAAATAAATTTTGATATATATATGGATAACAAAATAGCTTTATGTTTTTTAACTTATGACAATTTATCTAAACCAAATTTATGGGAAAAATTTATTAATAATAAATATAATATATATATTCATAATAAAAATGAATTTAGTGGAATTTTTGAAAAATATTGTATAAAAGATAAAGTTAAAACCAGATGGGGTGATACATCATTAGTTAAAGCTACGTTATGTTTATTTAAAGATGCATTTGAGGTAGAAGAAAATAAATATTTTGTATTATTATCAGATAAGTGCATACCTTTATATAATCCTGATGAATTATATAAAAAAATAATTGAGAAGAATGATAATATTGTTTCAAGTTATAGTCCAAAAGAGAATGGTTATTCTACTTTTCCTAATTGGAATATTGGTCAATGTAATTATAGATTTAGTACTTTAAAAGATAAAAAATTTTTTGATAAAAATACTTTCAAAAAGCAACATCAATGGATGGTTTTAAAAAGAGAAACTATTGATTTTTTTTTAAAAAATGATTATACAAATATATTTGGAAATAGATTTAGTATTCCAGACGAACATTATTTTATAAATATAATGATTAAATTTAATATATCTTTTTTAAATAAACCTATTACATTTATTGATAGAAAAAACTCATCTAATATTCCTTATAAAGGAGCTCCAAGAATTTATAAAAAATTAACAAACGAAATGATTATGGATATTTTAAAAACAGATGCTTTGTTTATGAGAAAAGTTGTATCAAACTGTAATTTACCATCATATTTTGATAAATTTTAATATAAAGTAAAACATAAAAAAAATAAAGTTATATATATGAGCAATTATTGTTATAATTTATCAAAAAATAAATTATCTCAAGATGAAATAAATAAAAATAATAAAATTATATATTCATTTTTATTAAAAGAATTAAAGAATCCTAATTTTACGAATATATCAAGTAATTTAGTTAAAAAAACATTTAAAATTATAGATAAAATTTATTTTAATAATAATATATCAAAACGTATTACTGAAACAAATTCTTCATTAACTTTTTCAGTATCTAGTAAATTAACAACAACTGCTGGAAGATGCGACTATCGATATTGGCTTGATGAAAATAAAAATTTTTTATATAGGTTGCAACTAGTAACATAAAACTTTATATTTCTTTATAAAATGAATACACTTAAACAAATATTACTTATAATATTATTAGATTATTCACTCCTAATTAAAATAATTGTGATATATAAATTTATATATGATTAAAATAGTGAAGGTTAGTAAC